CATCGTTCTCTGGGTAGGATATATTTCCAGATCCAGTATTGTCAGCTGGATTATACTCATTGTCAAAAATAGTGTCCAAAGAAATATTTTGATAATCAAAAAATTTACTTGTTGCTGTTAAATTAAAATCACTAAGGGTTGTAGTAAACCCTGTACTTTTAGCAAGTGTACTAAGAGCTTCTGATGGAGTTGTATTTTTTGAAAAAACATTTAAATCGTAGGTGCCTACTTGATCCAAAGCAAATTCTCCACTTAAAGTAATACTTGTGGTCGAGCTTGAAGAGCTACTAAATATTTCTTGGTTTAATATATTTCCATTTGGTTCTTCTAAAAATATTGCATATTTTTGAGGCACACCAGCGGCCGTACCTGTTATATTTAATGGCAAGTTCAATGTATTATTTGCTTGCTGCTGAGTAGCTCCTGTTGCTATTCCAACTGGAGCATCTGGCCTAACTACATCGGTTATTTTTAAATCGGGTGAAAATGTATCTTGATCTAAATCAAAAGCTATATTTTCTTCTACAAATTTAAATTTACCAGTATGATGTATAGTTGCAGAAACATTGAATCCATTGTTTCTGGTATCTTCTTCTACGCCTATAACTCTGTAATATTTGGGTTCTCTGCCAGTAACATCTACAGTATAATTATAACCATACTTAATTAAAGCATCTTTTTCAGAGAACCATTGCGATCCTGTTGCTGCCGAAGAATTAAATTTATGGACACCGTCTACAAAAACTAAATAAGCTCCAGAATTTTCTACATCATTATCTATTCTTAAAAAACTTGTACCCGATCCGCCTTCTTTTATTTTTAAAGATATTATACTTGGATTATGTATCTCTTTGTAAAGTTGATTGTTGGCGCTTGGATTGTTATAAAATTCCTGTATACCAGATTTTCCTAGTGCGTTGTAAACATGAATGTTTCCAGTTATATCAGTGAATTGCGTACTATTTATTGCTGGTTGAACTATTATAGCTTTTGGTCCAAGTCCAGTGTCTGAAGAACCAAAAGTATTATACTCTCCAGTTTTATCTGGATTGTAGTAAGTTGTCTCTCCACTGGTTCCTATAACTGTTCCATAGTTTTTGGCAAAACTTCTCATTTCATCATCAACTCTTATTATATCGCCAGGTTCTATGAGTAATGCTTCTGTTCCAGCTCCAAATGAAACTGTTTCTGTTGTGTTTAAAGATTCGAATAATGCATATTTTGCCAATCGATGTGCTTGAGATCTAGATGTAACTCCGATTCCATCTATAGATTTAAAGTTTAAACCAACAGCTTTAATAGCTTCGCCATCTTCTACATATTCTGTGGCGGTTTTAAAATTATCTTGCTTATCTAAAAAAGAAACTTCTAATGCTGTCAATTTTGTATTTCTATCTACATCAGCATAAGAAAAAATTCCTCCATTTACATTTGAGTTATTGAATATCAAATGCGGTGGAAATTTTAATTCTTTAGGTGTCGGGGTTCCGCCAAGGAATGTTTCGTCTGTCGTAGTTCTATTAAAATCTTCAAAAAAATGTGGCCTATCTATTTTAACAGAAACACAAGAATTATTAAAATAACTCATTGCTCTAAAAGATCTAGCTAAATCTTGCAAAGCTTCAAAAGCACTTGCTTGATCTTTTATCATAATATTACAACTAAATCTTGGTTCAAGACCCCCAACACCATCATCCAATCCAATAAATTTACCTACTCCCGATGCTGTTGAAATTGCACTGCCGTCATTCATTGTAACCGCATCACAATATTGACCCATTTCATATAAAGTCCATTTATCAATTACATCGGTATCTCTCAAATAGTTTCCTATACCATATCTTGTATTAATTAAAAGATCATAATATATCCAAGCTGGATTATCAGACCAACCTAGTTTAAATGTTCCATCCCAATCTCCATTATATATTCCACTCCCTCTTGTTGAGCCATCGCTAGAAAATCTTCGATCAGTCCCATCTGCATCAATTGGGGTGTAATTCGATGGTATTAATATCTTTTTTCCCTTTAATCTATATGTTCTTGATGGTACTTGTGGGTAGTATTTTGAATCTATGGAAGTAGCAACATAACATGAATTTGGATACAAATAAGTATTTGAATTAATGTAAGTTAGGGTTCCGATACCGATTTCTCTTTTTACTAGATTTGATATTGTTTCGTGCTGCGATTTTGTTACTGTAATAAAATTGTAAGCATCTGTTTCGCTTAAAGTCGGCAATGATATTCCTTCTAAAGTTATTGAATATGGATTTGTAATAACTCCTGTTACGCTTATAGTTCCATTGCTTTTATTTGTTTTGACACCTTTGCCAGCTCTAGTTGTGAATGCGGCATTTGATTGGGTTTTTACTCCAGATTTAGTGACTTTTCCAACCTTAACTGACAAACTTACCGTTTCTTTAGTATTAGTGCCCAATCTACTTGTGCCAGCTTTATTTTCACCTGCTGTAGCCATAGATTTAGTATCAAATAGCTGATCAATCTGCAAACCTATATTAATCGTGTCTACATTTCTATCATAATTTATAAAATCATAAGGTTTTGCTCTTCTTTCTTTTGGAACATAGTTTTGCCAATTTACAAAATCTCTACCAGGTTTTCCTTCGTTTCTTACATCTCTACTACCATTTCCATTCCTTGCTCCACGATTGCCACCAGCGCTCATGTCATATACGCCCCTTATTTTTGATGATATTTTTTCTACTTTTTTCGCTCTAGAAAAAACCTTAGATGCAGATTGAAACTCTGATCCGTCTTTATATTCTACGTCATATTTAGAGTGTGATGCTTGATTGTTTTGTAATCTTAGCTGTTTTTCGTCAAAATAAATACCTTTATCTATACCGTTTGTAGAGCTTCCTATTGTATTAGAATCACTATTAAATACTTTTCTCGCCCTGTCTCCATCTAAAAGTTTACCGTCTACATCTACTAAACCAGCAACTGGTCCTTCGCATATCAAATCTAAAGCTTCGTAAAGTTGAAAACCCTGTTTAGCGAAAGCGCTACTCGGGGGCATTAAAAAGGACGGCTTTTCTCCTTTAGATCCAGCTACTCTTATTTTATTTTTAAATATTTTTTTGTAATAAGACATTACCCTAAATCTTCGCTTACTACACTCGTTCCTATTATATTGGAGCCAACTCTCAACTCTCCGTACATAAGCGGTATTGGGAAACCCTGTACTAAATTATTATCTAAATTGCTAAATATATAACTTGAAGTGTCTATTTTTGTTTCTGCTGTTTGCGATTTTGGCAACTCTACTGGAAAAAGAAGTGACATTATTCCTTGTATTATCAAGCCAATAGCTAAATTAGCCAGAAACCCTCCAGATCCTAAAAAGCCAGCCGCAGCTGCGACACCTGCTTTTATAAACGGCGCAACCACTGCGAAAAAAGTTCCAACAAAAGCACCGCTAATTGCAGGCACTATATGAATTGTTTCTGGAGCATCTGCTTCTTGAAACTCTTGAGCAGATTTAAATTTTTTACCAGGATTTTTTGGATCAATCATTGCGTAGTTAATGCCTTCTTGAGATTGATTTATGATATAATTTTTAAATCCATTTCTAGTCACATTCAATGCTTTTAATATCTCTAATAATTTAGACACCTTAAATTTGTGGGTTTTCCCAAAAATTTTTCCCATTTCTCCGTGTATTATAACCTCAGTCATTTATAGCCTCCTTTAATTTAATTACACCTTTTTCATCTCTTTCGAAATTTGGCATATCAAATAAGCTAAATTTTTCCGAAACAGTTGAGTATATTAAAAATGGGTATAGACAATTTTTCGCATTTTTTATATCATATTCAGATGGATCTTCTTTTCCATTAACGTGGCTATGAAATATTGCCAATAATTCTTTACTTATTTTTTTATTTAAAAAATCCATTGGATGTATAATAAACATATCTGGATCAGTTGATTGATTTTTTACTCTTTCAAAATATATTTTTCCATCTTTATAACAAACTAGACCACATACTTCCTTTTCTGGGTTTTCGTTTGAATATTTTATTATTTGCTCTTTAAAGCTACTATCCTTTAGGTGGGTATGCATGAGTTCCTGGGAATCCTCCAAATCTTAAATTACTTCCAAATCTTAGTTTGCAGTCAGATATTTTTTTAGCACAATCATCTCTTTGCCATTTGTCGGAAATTGGTGGAAAATTTTCATTTGATGCGGTATGCGCTTCTACACATACATAATATGTTTTCAATCTTTCAGATGGGGCATTTAAATTTGTTTCTGTGTCTGACCTAAGCACATAATTATCTGTTTCTACAAAAACGTATTGACCTAATGTTATACTTCCTAAACCAGCTTCCCACTTACCCAAGTTTGATGTTACAGGAACTGCAGACCCAGAAGAGTCTTTAAATTGTTGAGAGTTTGCTGTTGTTTTGGGCTCGCCTTTGTATCTGCAACCATGACCTCTATAAACCCAAGTACAATATCTAGAATACACATTTCTATTCGGAAGAAATACATTATCTAATTCAAATACGGTAGACAGCTCTAATTCTACTGTATCTCTTGTTTCCGTTACCCTTCTATTTACATAAAATGTTTGATCTGGCAAATGAGAACTTTCATCTGCTAAAGTTGTGTTAGTGGCTAAATCATAGTAGGGATTTTTTCCGTTAGTAAAATTTGTATCATCTAAAAATTTAACAAATGTTCTTTTTCTAACCACCTTGACGCCAATTAAATTATTGTATGTTTTTAAATATTTCGATACAGAAAGATCAAAATTATTTAATTTAATTCTTGGTCTCGGTAAACTATTATCACCCTTTGCTCCAAAACCCGAAGTTTCCAATGCCCAAGGTATAAATGACTGTCCTTGCCAAACTATAGTTCCCCCTATTTCTTTTCTGCTCGGAGTTATTGCTAAAACATTTGTTTGATCAGTTGGCCAATTATAATATAGCAAATAAAATTCTATTATTGCGCTCGGCCCTAAAGACAGAGCTTCAGAAACCGTATTTTGATTTATACCTTTTGCCATATTTTGCTTTACACCTTAAACACTTGTTTTATAATCCT